GCTAGGCTGCGCTCCTTGACCGTGTATAAGAGGTGTGCAGGATGTTCTGCCTTCGCCTCTTTCCACTTCTTAGCGTTCTTACTAGCCACATCTATAAACGTCATTTCGTCTATCTTGTGTGGCTCTAGTATCATTGTGTGGATGAGCCTACCATCCCGTAGGGCTTGGCTGTTAGTCTCCTCCCCATACTGCATAAGGTTGTAGTACGTCCTAGGAGAGTCTAGGAGCTTCTTGAGGTTTGATGAACTGAACGCTACCTTACCTAGGTAGCCGTAATAGAAGTCATCATTGTGGGCTTGTTCTACGAGGTAGCTTTGGTCGTGCTCCTCGCCATTTAGCATTCTGATTTTCATAGGTCATTTATTTATCTAGTTAATCCCATTCCCTGAATAAAGCGTTGCCCCTTCTCAGGGTCAATGCTCTTAATCAATCTGTATATAAAAGCAGAGGCACGTCTCACAGCATCCTTGTCAGTCTTGCTCGTGTCCGTGCCTAAGTATTGGTACATCTGTGCATCTATATGCAGCAGTTCGTCTATCGTCTCTTTGTCAGTGCGTGGCTCGTCAAATACCACTTGCGCCTTTTCTATTGCGTTGTTCGGTGTCATTATACAGGTAAGTTAAATAGTGATTCAATAAATTCATAGAGGGCTACCATCGCTGCCACTCCTAGGGCAGCCAGAAGGTAGCAAGTACCCCCGTAGATAATGTTCTCACGCAATGTCATTTTCTTGTTATACATATAGCATATCATTTTGGTTATGCTCAAATATAAACAAAAATATTAACAATGCTATTCTTCGTTTAGTCTAGTAGCTTTAGAGATAGGAAGGAAAGCCACCTCTTTCACTACCCTACGATTATCGTAGAAGTCCGTGGTTTTAGGTAGCCCCCCTTTCATCTCCCACTTTAAATCAGGGAAGTCCTGAAGATTGAAGGCATATATACCCTCGGGTGTTGAGTTGATGTAAAAGGGTCGAGTGTCAAATTTCTCAGCCCTCTGTACCAGGGCATCGTATTTGTCCCTCTCAATCAATAACTCATCATAGTGAGTCCTGCGACACTTGAGCTCTATGTCCATCTTCCACTTGGCAGAGAAACAATCAAAGCGAGAGTATTGACTCTCACTCTTCTCAAGGTCATTCATAAAACAGAGCTTGAGTATGTTATATAAATCAAGCTCCTTCATACTCATTATATACCTTGCGCAAGTCATTGATCCAAGCCTTCCAAGTCTTAGGACTACAGCTGCAAGGGATGTCAAACTTATGGTTAAAAACTCTAGCGTGTATCTCTGCTAAAGTACGGGTATATTTCTCCTCAACCTTAACACCATTGAACTGCGCATAGAAGCCCTTTAAGAACTCATACTCTTTCTCCTCCAAGCACTCGGTGTGCTTGTAAGGAAAGAGCTCGTTTAACTTCTTCTTACGCTCATCACATCCGCAGTCTACACCTGTAGCCTCGGTAAACATCTTGACAGCTTTCTTAATACCTGTCGCTTCAGTGACCTTCTCAATAGTGTCACCTAAGCCCTTACTCTTGGATTTCTTTGAGGTACTCTTGGTACTCTTCGTAGAGGTTTTCTCTGACATAATCTTTCGCTTTATTTAATGTTGTAAATATTGTTCTTAAACTAATGGTGGTCTCCTTATGAATGTCACGCATACTCATATCACTACTATGGTATAGCTCGAACATCTTATGGTCAAACCAATACATCTCTTTAGAGGTTTCCCATATCCTATCTATAAACTGCTCAAACAGCTCGTCAGACTCACGGTCTATCTCTTCACTAAACTCTGGGTGTTCGTGGTAGGTGTCTACAAATACGTGCAGGTCATTTCTTGTCTGATGCTTACGTACTAGGTTGCGAAGCGTGACCCAAATAAATAGCTTATTGGGTTCATCCTTATACATTATACGCTCAGGGTCATCAATGTATTTGTTCAGGCGTATGTACATCTCTTGCACAAGGTCTTCAGCATAAGACCCTGCGCCAAACTTATGCGCCATCTTTAGCCACTCCTTATGATACTTAGCAAGTAAGCTAAGCAAGTCTATTTGTCCTGTCCTTCTGTTGCCCACGTTATTACAAATGCTAAGACCCCAAAGCACAACTGCAAAGAGTGGTACTTGGGGTCTTGATAATCCTCATCCATCTCGGAGTTCCAATAGTTAACTCCGACTATAAAACCTGCTAGAGGTGCTATGTCAATCGCAAAGTTCATATTTTTTCTTAGTCTTTTTCTTTCTCAGCTCCCTTCGGGTATCACGGAGCTCCAGACGAAGGTCAGCGACCTGCTGCCGCAGCTCCGCATTTTCTACGAGCAAATCCCATTCCTCGTCTAGAGTTTCCGTTTGTTTTAAACCCATCATTATATTACCGCACTCCAAGAAGAAGCTGCCGTAATGTGAGTCAAATTTTATGTTCGTCTCGTGCGATCTTGTGGCGTGTATAACCGTGGCGTGGTTCTTACTTGTCACACGAGCAATCTCAAGAGTAGTGAAGTACACACGTGCTGCCGTCATAAAAGCCTGACGGGCAGACACGTTTCTTCTCTCTCTGTTGTTATGTATATTATGTTTTTCAATGTAAGTGTCGTAGGCGGTTTGTAATTCTTCTACTGATGCTCTCATTTTAAATACTCGTCTAGTTCGTCAAACTGCTCTTCATACTTTGCTACCTTGGCACTCAGCTGTCTGATAGTTAGCTTCAGCTCTGAGTTTTTCGCTTGGGCATCCCATATCTGTCGCTGCACCTCTTCTACCATATCTATAGCACTATCCATAGCACCATATAAAGAGGTCAGGTCTAAAAAAATATTCATAGCGTATTCGTCATTGACATCCTCAGGTTTAAGCTCCTGAGCTATCTCCATCAATAAACGATTCTTAGCTCTTAACCAAAGCAACGCCATACTCTTGGACTCTTCATAGTTCCAACGTATCGTGCTGTTTAGTATGTCGTGCTCGTCTGACATTGTTTATAAATATATGTTACGTTTTGACCTAAAAAGGTAGGTCTCCTTGTTTTTTTTGCACGGCAGGTAATAAGTCTTGCCCATCAATCTGAAAGGCTGCGTTACCTGGTTTCATCCGTAATCGTATCGGGTCATCAACAGGCGTAGGCTTACCGCCCGTCTCTGTCTCCTTTACCTTATAGCAGTGTATGTGTGTGTACATCCACTCTGTAGGGCTGCCAATCAGCCTGTGTACCCCCCAGAAGTCATCTGCCCTGTTGCCCCACTTACCGCCTCCTTCAACGTCTCCAACGCTCGGAGGCTTCGTGAGTCCTGCGTACTCGTGAGAGGCAGGGTACTTATTACGTAGTGCCGTAGTGACTGCGTGAGTGTTCACCCATATACTCACCTTGTGCTGCTTGCACCAATTCCTCAGAGCGGTAGCCACCTCGTAGTCATACTCGTGACCACCTAACGCCTGAAACATCTCCTTTTCTTTCTTAAGCGAGTTGTAAGGATCGATAAGAAAACCGTCTATGCCCTCGTCATTGTGTATGTCGGTTGCCTCCTCTAGCAAATCCTTGTAGCTGTACATCTTTGTATCAGCATCAAGGATAATAAAGTATGCCATCATAAATTGCATAGCCTTATGAAGCTCATCCTCTTCTACTTGTCCAATGGGTTTGCCCAAGTAGAACTGAATAATTTTGATAGCGACACTCTCTGGGGTGTTCTCACTGCTGTAGATTAACCACTTGATTTTATTCTTGACAGCCTGCATAACCATCAAAAACAATATAGTAGTAGTCTTACCTACGTTATTATGACCTAGAATAATATTAAAATTTCCCTTCTTGAATTGAAGGTACTCGTCTATACGCTCGTGACCAAAGCCGTAACCCTGCTTTAGCCTACCCATACGTATCCTGTCTATCCGACCCGTCAGGTCGGCATAGCTAACTTTTGACATAGATTTGGTTATAGTAAAAAAGGAGGGCATAATGCCCTCCCTCTTAGATTCAACAATGTTGCTTAAAATGGTAGACCCTCGTCTGCCACTGCATTCGTAACCTGCACTTTTTCTTGTGCAGGGAAAGTGTCTTTCGGTTGGGCTGACTTACCTAAGACCCAATCCGCAAACATTGCTGCGTGCTGAAGAACTACCGCAGGTGAACCACCCAACTCTGCAGCAGCCTTCAATGCTGTCTGACGGATGATTAGCTCATCCTTGCTTGTTGCGCTTGCACCGCCTCCTGAAGAGGTAGGTGCTGCGCTGCTACCATTACCATCGTACTGAGGGTTGGCAGGCTTAATCTTATACCAAGTCTTTCCTGACTGACTTTGCTTAGCCTCGTCAGTGTAGTGGGCTGACTGCCCTACCACAAACTTGTTTTGATTGTCACTTGTTGAGGTATAGAGCCCAGAGTCTCCATTCTCAAATCTTACTCCATAGGTGTACATCACTCTTTTTTGATTATTAAACTGATTCGAAATTATAAAAATTATTTAAACAAAGGCAAAAGCCTTCTAGCAATTTCTGCTACCACGTCAACGGTGACAGCATTACCGCATTGCTTATAGCGTTGTGTGTTACTCATCTCTTTTACCTCGCCTTCGTACGATCCATACAACGTGTGGTTATCAGGAAAGCCTTGAAGCCGCTCACACTCTATAGGGGTGAGCCTTCTAATTCTATAGCTATCCTCTAGCACAGCCTGCTCGCATAAGGTGTCGAGGGTTTGCGCTTTCTGCTTACCCACTCGACCCCTGCGAGTAGTTGAATTAATAGCAGTAAGGTTAATACTATCACCTACCTCAGCTTCCTCATACCCACATTCCTTAGCACTACGTACAGCTATCATATTCATTCCTCGGTAGTTTCCTCCGCTGTGACCAGGGGACTGAAGTGTATTTGCGACTTTTGAAATCCGCTTGTTAGACTCTCTACCTGACTTCTCGATAGGAAATACTCCTCCCCAACTTCCTGCGGATTCTGCAAGATGTCCAACAAGGTACACTCTGGGTCTGTTCTGTGGTAAAATGAGCGTTGTATTAAGCAGTTGCCATTCAAGTCTATAGCCCCCAAGGTCAACAAAGGCTTGGAGGATTGCCGCAAAGTCTGCCCCATCGTTTGAGCTGAATGCTCC